GATGGAATTTCTTTTATATTTGACCCCTATTGGTCGTGAAATCGTTCAAAACGTAATTCGTGCAGGATATCCAGTTCGAGAAAACATTGAGTTTTGTCGAGATAAGAATAGGTTTGGATACGGTGACTTTGATAAAATGGTCATCTGCACGAATAACATTAAGAACAGTGGATTTGATGTAAAATTCTATATCAATGAAACTGTTTATCATGAAGGAGTCCACATGGCTCATATGTGTAATGGATACAAACCTTTTGGAATTAATTCCAAAACTATGCTATTACCTTGGAATAAAGTTGAAGATATTAAAAAATCTGTAAAGATGTCAACATCTTCGTACCAAATGGAACACGAAGCTTATTGGATGGAGGATAAACCAGAACAAGTTAATTACGTACTTAAAAAGTATTGTTTTTGATATGAACATCTTTGTGACTTCTCCGTGGCCAGCGGAGAGTGCTATTTGTCTTCCTGATAAACACATTGTTAAAATGCCATTAGAGTGCTGTCAGATGCTCTCTATCGTTGCCTCCGAGAAGTGGGGTCATGGCTACGGACCTCTTCCTAAGACCGATGGCACTCCTTACAAGACCGAGAAAGGAGCATTCCGCAATCATCCCTGTACCAAGTGGGCACTAGAGAGTATCCATAATGCCTACTGGTTAATCAAGTGGGGATTGAACTTGTCTGATGAATACTGCCTGAGGTATAATAAAACTCACTCCTGTTACAAGACTCTTGTGGACGCATATTATCTTTTTCCCAAAGGCAAGATTACAGAGGTGACTCCATTTGCTCGTGCTATGCCTGAGGAATGGAAGTTTGACGACACCATTGATACATTTGAAGCATACAAACGATACATCGCATCCAAACCTTGGGTTGCTGATAATTATCTCCGTATGCCTGAAAGAAAACCTAATTGGATTTGAATTAATTATGAGTTTAAAAGTTGATTTCTATTGTGATGAAAAATATCACGATCTGATACCAGAACCTGTTGAAGCTGCAAAGTCTTTTCCTAAATGGTTTTCTGAAATGCCATTTCCAGAGACAAAGAATTTTGCCATAGACAATGACAATATTTACGATCTAACTTATGATAAACGAAACACTAATTTAAAGAAATGTGTTGGAGTAACAGAATTTTTAAAATCTGGATATTTGGTTCCATCTTGGGCAGATTTTGTTTTTAGAGAACTTGATGATGGTAATTTATTTGTCAACTGGGTTGAGAATTATTTTGATGAAATAAAGTATGACATACATTTTGATTCTCAATACCCAACACTTCCAAATAAACCTATCTATGGGCATTTTGGAAAAATAATGACTCCTTGGACTATTAAAACTAGTAAAGGTGTTTCTTGTTTGATTACTCATCCAGTTTGGCATAATAACAAATCATTCACTTCAGCTACAGGTATTTTTCATACTGATGCTGCACCATTAAGACTAGCTTGGTTTTTTGAATGGAATTACAAAATTAAAACCAAAATGGATGTGGAGAATATTGATATTGAAAATCAAGTGGTTGGTAAAGGAGAACCTATAATTTCAATCATTCCCTTTTATCGAAAAAAATATTCGCATACTGTGAACTATCTTTCTAAAGAAAAGATGCGAACAATCAACTATGCTCACCACAATTTGACACATGACTCAATTAATAGTAAGTGTCCATATATCAAATTTAGAAGAGAACTCGGGAAATTATTTTGATCATGACAAGTGAATTTCTTTTTGTGGAAAAATACCGTCCTCAAGTAATTGATGACTGTATTCTTCCTGATGAAACTAAAAAAACTTTTAAGGAGTTTGTAGAGAAGGGTGAGATTCCAAATCTCCTTCTTGCAGGCCCTCCTGGTATTGGTAAAACTACTATTGCAAAAGCATTGTGTAACGAACTGGGGGCAGATTGTTATGTCATCAACGGATCCGACGAAGGGCGTTTCCTGGATACTGTACGGAACCAAGCAAAGAACTTCGCTTCGACCGTCTCACTTACGGGATCTTCTAAACACAAGGTCATCATCATCGATGAGGCAGATAACACAGGCAACGATGTACAACTCCTACTACGGGCGAATATTGAGGCATTTTATAGCAACTGCCGATTTATCTTCACCTGCAACTACAAGAACAAAATTATTGAACCTCTTCACTCCCGTTGTGCAGTCATCGACTTCACTATCAAAGGGAAGCAAAGAGTTCAACTTGCAGGTAGTTTCTTTCAACGACTTCAATCAATCTTGGATGCGGAAAAGATTGAGTATGATGAAAAAGTCGTTGCAGAACTGGTTACAAAACACTTCCCAGACTTCCGTAGAGTCTTAAATGAAATTCAACGATACTCTACTGGTGGTAAAATTGATTCTGGTATTCTCGCTTCGTTCTCTGATGTATCTGTAAATGAACTTATTAAAAATCTCAAAGACAAAAACTTTACTGAAGTCAGAAAGTGGGTGGTCTCCAACTTGGACAACGATGCTAGTAGTTTACTTCGCAGGATTTATGACGCCTCTTTTGATTGTCTTTCACCCCAGTCTATCCCTGCTGCCGTTCTTGTTATTGCTAAGTATCAATACCAATGTGCGTTCGTGGCTGACCAAGAAGTAAATCTTTTGGCGGCGTTGACTGAACTAATGTGTGAGTGTGAGTTTAAATAATGGAACTTAAGGATTGGTTAAACTCTGTTAACTTTACTAAAGAAGATCTTTCTGAGGATATCAGTTCTTATCCTCCGTTTATTGTCAATCGTTGTTTATCTGGACATATTGACTGTATTTTATTTGCAAATGAGATGAATATGAATGCACATCTTCCAAAAGATATGCAATATTCTTTCTATCTAAATAGTCTTAGGAAACGGAAGAGATTTTCTCCCTGGCTCCGTAAAGATAAAGTCAAAGATTTAGAATGCGTTAAACAATACTATGGTTATAGTAATGAAAAGGCATCCCAAGCTTTGAAGATTCTAAATAAAGAACAACTAAATTTTATTAAACAACGACTTGAAACTGGCGGAACGAAATGACTACTCAAACAATTGAACCACAAGTAAACTGGTCTCCCGATATGATGGTGGAGGTCGTTTTGAATGAACCCGATGATTTTCTGAAGGTACGTGAAACTTTGACTCGTATTGGAGTTGCTTCGAGAAAGGAGAAAAAACTCTATCAATCATGCCATATTCTGCATAAGCAGGGTAGATATTATGTTGTTCACTTTAAGGAATTGTTTGCTCTTGATGGTAAGCACGCAAACCTTACGGTGAATGATGTTCAACGTAGGAATCGAATCACTCGTCTTCTGTCCGATTGGGGTCTTATCACTGTAGTAAAGGAAGACTCAATTTCAGATATTGCTCCTTTGAATCAAATCAAAGTTCTTGCATACAAAGATAAGAACGATTGGATTCTGGAACAGAAGTACAATATTGGTAAGAAAGGAAAGGGTCAGGAAACCGAATGATCTTGTAGGGAGTTCAACACTCCCTTTTTTATGCTTTCTTGTATAATTAGTAATGAACGCCGTAAGGGTTCACAAAACACAAACTCGCTTTTAAAGGAGCTACAATAATGACTAACCTCACAAGGTATACTTCTGCGGATCTTCCTAGCCTTCTGGATAAGATTACTCGCAACAGTATCGGGATGGATGAGTATCTTGATCGTATCTTTAATGTTCATGAAACTACATCAAATTATCCCCCATACAATCTTGTTCAGATAAGTAATGTAGAATCTCATTTAGAGATTGCTCTTGCTGGATTCAAAAAGGAGGAAGTTCATGCGTACACAGAGTATGGAAAACTTTTTGTCGAAGGACAAAAATCAGATTCCGAATCGGACAGGACGTTTATCCACAAGGGTTTGGCTCAAAGAAGTTTCAAACGAGCCTGGACTTTATCAGATGACACAGAAGTTTCAAACGTCACATTCGAAGACGGACTTCTCAGAATTGAACTGAAAAAAATTGTTCCAGATCATCATGTACGTAAAGATTATATCTAAATATATTTGAATATCGTCGGCGCAGGGGAACGACTGGCAAAATCCAGTTGACTTCCCCTCTTTTTATTGGTATAGTGTTAAGAGGTATTGGAGTATTATGACCGTAAAAATTGCTCACTTGAAATCTGGAGAAAATATCATTTCTGATATTCAAGAGATGGTAGTTGGTGAGGGAGATAATAGTAGAGTTATTGGATATTCATTTTGTAAACCACAAGCTGTCTTTGTAAAAGATCTTGAGATTGTTTCTAAGAATGACGAAGAGACTCTTAAACATTCTTATGATATTAATCTTCTTCCGTGGATTCCTTTTACTAAAGATGAAAAAGTTCTGGTTCCATCAGATTGGGTGGTTACACTAGTAGAACCTCTCGAAAAACTGAAAGATTTGTATGAAATAAATGTATTAAAAATTGGAGAAAAAAATGACGAAACTACTAGTACTACTGAACAATCAGATCCTGGTCTCACAGATTGAAGAAGTTACTTCTGAACTTGGAGAACCAGATTGTAAGTTAATCGAACCATTCATCTTAAATGAAAAAGATGAAACTCTATCTCCTTGGTTAGTTGGAGTTTGTTCTCAGAATACTTTTATGATTCATTCTGATAAGATTCTTACAATCGCTGATCCTAAACCAACACTACTTGAAAAATATCAGAACTTGCTTAAATGAGATTTTATACCAATGTGCAAATGATCGGGAACCAGTTTCTCGTCCGTGGTTATGATAATGGTAAACATGTAATGTTCAAAGAAGAGTTTTCACCAACTCTCTTTGTTCCTTCAAAAAAGCAATCAAAATATAAGACTCTTGACGGAGAGAATGTAGAACCTATTATTCCTGGTTCTGTTCGAGATTGTCGAGAGTTTTATAAGAAGTATGAGAATGTAGATGGATTTAAGATCTACGGAAATGATCGGTATGTTTTTCAGTACATCTCCGAAAAATATCCTGAAGAAGAAATTAAGTTTGATATCACTAAAATCAAACTAGTAACTCTTGATATTGAGGTAGCTTCTGAAAATGGATTCCCTGATGTAGAATCTGCTGCTGAAGAAATCCTGACAATCACCATTCAAGATTACTCAACAAAAGAGATTATTACTTGGGGAGTTCATCCATTCAAGAATAGTCAGGAAAATGTAAGGTATATTGAGTGTGGTTCTGAGTATCGACTTCTTCAAAACTTTCTGAATTATTGGTCATCTAATACTCCAGAAGTCATGACTGGGTGGAATATTAGATTGTATGACGTTCCTTATATTTGTCGTCGCCTAAATCGTGTTCTTGGTGAGAAAGTTACAAAATCTTTTTCGCCTTGGGGTCTTGTGACTGAGGGTGAATTTTATGTTGCTGGTAGAAAGCATATTGACTATGATATTGGTGGTATCACTCAGTTAGATTATCTTGAACTGTATAAGAAGTTTACTTATACCAATCAAGAATCATATCGTCTTGATCATATTGCTTCAGTTGAACTTGGTCAGAAAAAACTTGACCACTCTGAGTTTGATACTTTCAAAGATTTTTATACTCAAAATTGGCAAAAGTTTGTTGAGTATAACATCATTGACGTAGAACTGGTGGATCGTCTTGAAGAAAAGATGAAGTTGATTGAGTTGGCTATTACCATGGCATATGACGCCAAGGTAAACTATGAAGACGTATTTTTCCAGGTACGTATGTGGGACAATATTATCTACAACTATCTGAAGAAGAGGAACATCGTTATTCCTCCAAAGAATAGGTCTCATAAGGATGAGAAGTATGCAGGTGCTTATGTAAAAGAACCTACTCCAGGTGTGTATGATTGGGTTGTAAGTTTTGACTTGAACTCACTATATCCTCACTTGATTATGCAATACAATATTTCTCCAGAAACTCTCTTGGAAGAAAGACATCCAACAGTTTCTGTTGATAGAATTCTGAAGGAAGAAGTAAACTTTGAGATGTATAAAGATTATGCGGTCTGTGCTAATGGTGCAATGTATCGAAAAGATTCCCGTGGAATTCTTCCTGAGTTAATGGAAAAGATGTATCTTGACCGAAAAACTTTTAAGAAGAAAATGCTTAAGTCAAAGCAAAATCTTGTGGATATTGAAGCAGAAATGAAAAAGAGGGGACTGAAATAATGGGATATCTGATTGGAGGAAACAAAG